TGAGAAAAATGTTAAGCAATACATTAGTCATTTGGATATCGGGCGATTAGGCATATATGATTATATGATTTATGTTGATATGCCAAAGGACGATAATGAAACAAAACATTACAAAAGGCTAGTTAGAAAAGAATATTTAAATTATATCGGCGAAGTATTTAAAGCCTTGCTAGGACCTACCAAGGCCGCCAAGTATAATCCGCAAGACATTTTAGATCTTGAGATATCTATGTTAGTCGCACTGAGTTGCGATGAACATATTAAAAGCGATCCAAACTATTATAATAAGATTAGTGCACACGAATTGGAAACAACCTATGATTTCGATTGGACACTATTTGCTAAAAAATTAGGCTATAAAGAAGCGCCCAAAAATATCGTCGTTGGTGATTTAAATGGTCTCAAATGCGTGATTAAGTTATTCAAAGATAACTGGAAGACACCCCAGTGGCAGATGTTTTGGCTATTTATTCAATTCAAACAAATGATTCGATTCGAAAATTCGTTGCGCGAAATCCATTATAACTTTTACAATAAATTCTTAGAAGGACAACCGGTGCAAATGCCTTCGAAAATTTATCCTATCTTTGGTCTTTCTTTATTATTTAATACATTTTTATCAGAGCAATATGTTGAACATAATTATAATCCGCTTTATGTCAATTATGTAAAACATCTTGTCGATGATTTGAAAGAATTATTTATACAAAAAATAACAATTAATAATTGGTTATCTCCGTCCACAAAAGAGGCTGCGCTAAAAAAATTGAGAAAACTAGAAATTACAGTAGGAAAACCAGGTAAATTAAGATATGATCCTTTATTTGATTATGTAGCCGATGATCCATTACATAATGTCGGTCTACTTTTGCGGTGGAAACATAAAAAATACATTGAATTAGAAGGTAAACCGGTAATTGATATACCCGAATTTGATTGGAATGTGTTTAAAATTACAGGCACACAATGTTATATGGTGAATGCATATTATCGTCCCGATAGCAATTCAATCTATGTTCCTTTAGCATATTTACAAAAGCCGTTTATTGATTTGGAAGAAAGAGGCCTAGAATATAATTTAGTGTATATTGGATATACTTTAGGACACGAATTATCGCATGCACTAGATGATTCTGGGAGCAAATTTGATGCCGATGGAAATTTAAATAATTGGTGGACAGATGCGGATAGAAAAATTTTCAATAGTAAGATGAAGGATATCATTAAGCAATATGAAACATTTGCGGCACGCGATGGTATTAAATTTAATGCCGAAATGAGTGTAGGCGAAGATTTAGCAGATATTTCGGGTTTAGCGCTGGTTGAATCTTATTTATTAGATAATCAAGTTGTAAACAAAGAAATTACCAAGCTGAAAAAAATGAATTTAGCAAAATTTTATATGAATTTCGCTATTCAGGGACAACAGAAAATTTATAAACGGGCAATTCGAGCTCAATTAAAAATGAATCCACATCCTTTAGAAAAATATAGGGTCAATTGTCCGTTGTCTCGTTTAGAATTGTTTAGGACAATTTACGGAATTAAAAAAGGCGATGGAATGTGGTGGAATAGTGATACTATTTGGTAATTCTTGTAAAATAATTATTTTTTAGTTATTTATAGTTGCAATTTAGCATTTTTAAAATTATAAAAAACACTATATTTATAATTTTTTATATTTTATATATATATAAATGGCTACAAGAAAGGTTTCTGTTGCTAAGCGCGTTGCTAACAAGACTATCAAGACTAAGGCTAATAGAGCTGTAGCTAAGGTTGCCACTGCTGCGGCTGCTGCGGCTGCTGGACGCGCTGCAAAGGCTGCTGCGTCTCTTTCCAAATCCATGGGTAAAGGTATGTCCAAGGGACGTGAACGTTCTATGCAACGAGGACTTCAACGATCCCTTCAACGGGGTCTTCAACGAGGACTTCAACGAACTCTTGGTCGATCTCTCGCCAAGGGACGTGGACGCCAGTAAATTTAGACGATTTATTTAATTTATTAATAAAATAATAAAAAACTTATTATTATTTTACTTATTTTCGCAAGAACAATAACATTATTGTATTCATTTCGATAAAAATTAACGCGCGTACATTAGTGCTGCATTTCCCGATGTAAATGTTAACACATTGAATCTTTCTTCCAACACTGTCAAGTCATAATTATAATCATAAATTCGCCATGTGGGTTTGTTAACTCCAATTACATCACCTGTAAGTTGATTGCAAATTGTAAATACTTGCGCTGAAGGATCGAGCGGCGGCTGATAGGTCGTAAACTCAAATTCTATATCCTTAAATTTACTTAAGTTAATAGCCCCACTTGGTTGAAAATCGAAAGGATTCGTATTTAAATTAAAATTATAACAATATAATCCATCGGGCGAGTTTCCAACCGAGCGTGCATATTTTTCAATATAATTAAATACCCCCGAATCAAATTGATTTTCTCTATATTTTCCATCTAAAAGCAAAGCCCATGTTTGCATAATATCTTTTTGATTGGCGGGACTATACTGACCTGTTACATAAATATTGGTCGGTGCATCCGCTTGCCCTTCGAAGCACCCAATCCCTGACGGATCTATTGTTGGCGTATAAGTGCCTTGTCCGCACGGTAATATTAATACGGCATATCCGTTTTTCTGCGACGGATATTGTAGGTCAAATGGCAAATAATCATATGGCCAGTTGCTATAATTTGACCATTCGTTGCGCATATAAGCATCGCTTCTTTGAAAAAACCACATCCAGTTTGCGACCATACTCAAACTATCTAATGATACTTTTTTCGATCCAGTAACGTTTGGAAAACTATATTCATAGACTTCTTTAATTAAATATTGTTGTTCTTGTGAGGCAAATATTTGCATTTCTTCTTCCGACAAAAATGCATATGTACTAATTAAATGTACGTCGGCTGCCCAGTTTGTCCGTTTATCAGCGGACGTATAGTCTAGTTCTACATTTGGCGGTGGTTGAATAAAACGATAAAACTGGAACAAAAGATCGGTTTGATTGGCTTGTTGATAATTCATGTCAATGCTAGTAACATCTCGGACAACATATAATTCATTAATAGGCCTTAACTCAATATCAATATACAGCTCATTATATTGTAGACTTATTAACGGGAATGCCATTTTGGCCGCTAGCGTGAACCATACATTTAAAGGTATATAAATTTTGCGAGCACGTATAGATGGTTCGGGTCCTAATATTGAACCATCATAATAAGCATTCGGATATACATTTGAACGTGTCCCAGAATTTGCCGGATCATATAGTTCTTTAACATGCCCGGTCATATTATAATATAAATGTTTCTTGGTCTCATCAAAATCGCGTTCTACTAAATTATATAGATATTGTCCTGAAAAACGTTGAATAATTTGACCACCCACTGTAAATTTAACTTCTTTGATCATTTGCGAACCTAGGTTTTTAATCCATTTAAATTCATATGGTCGCCATTGTCCTCTTGAATTACAATCGGGCGGTAAGATTGGACTCCATACATTTGGTAATGATACGACTAAATACGTATCCATAAGTAATTCAGCATATCGAGACATTTTGAATTTAAAAAAAGATGATTCATTTAATCGAAGTGTTCGCAACCCTTCAAAGTCTGTGCGAAATTTCTGTAATCCAAAATTAGTATATTTAGCATATTTGCATTTAAACATGGTTTTAGATGGGTTTCCGTTTAAAAAAACATTCTGGTTTCCATATGCAATTAAATTTAATAATCCGCCAGGCATACTTTGTATATATTAATATGACTTTTTTTTAACTATGTTTTAATTTATTAGACATAAAAAAAAATGACTTGTTAATATAAGTTATGAGTAGCAGAGAATTAGCATTACAAGGAAAACAAAAATCAAGGCCATCCGATGTTGAATCAGTCATTAATATAGCAAACAAAGGAGCAACGATCGCAAAGAACTGGACACCGGGCTTTGCCAAAAAAGGATTAACCGGTGTTAAACGTGCTGGTGAATGGGGAGTAGGATTGGTAACAAATTCAAGAATAGGTCGCTATGCCGCCGACAAAGTGGATGAATTAGCAGGTAAACAAAGAACTGGTGCTGCACTTAGTTTTAATGCAGGTCGAAAAGCGTTATCAGAGGTGAAAACACTTGGCGACCTTGCAAATATTGATGCTATTGCACAAATAATGCTACTACTAATTGGGTTTTTGTTTTTTATCATTTTTTGGTGGTGTTATAGTAAACTCAATTTAAATACTCAAAATTGTAAAAATTTAGAGAGCGTTTATACCAAATTTCCAGTGATTAAAAATATTAATCCTGACAACCCGACGTATAAGCACCGATTGCGTGATTATTATATTAAAACAGCATATAACTGCTGCTCTAGTGGTAAATATAAAAATGATTTTGTAAATCTATGTGCCTTGAAAAATTGTATTAAACAAGGTGCGCGTTGTTTAGATTTTGAAATATATTCAGTTGATAATCTTCCGGTAATTGCGTCATCATCAATCACCGATTTTAGCGTTAAAGAGACCTATAACACTGTCCCGTTTGCTAAGGCAATGGAAGTTATATCTATTTATGCATTTTCTGGCGGTAATTGTCCAAATCCAAATGATCCGTTGATTCTGCATTTTAGAATAATGAGTAATAATAAAGATATTCAAAACAGTATGGCTACAGCTTTATACAATACATTAGAAGACCGCTTACTCGGAAAAGAGTTTAGTTATGAAAACAATGGAAGAAATATTGGTGCCTTTCCTATCGGAAATTTGATGGGTAAAGTCATTATAATGGTTGATAAATCAAATCCTATTTTTACCGATACACTTTTTAATGAATATGTGAATCTAGCAAGTAATTCGGCATTTATGCGCGTATTGCGATTTAAAGATGTAGAATATACGCCCGACAAGGAGGAATTAATTTTCTTCAATAAACAAAATATGACGATTTCATTGCCGAATTTATCATCCAACAATAAAAATTATTCGTCTGCATTAGCAATGACGTATGGGTGTCAAATGATTGGTATGTCGTTTCAAAACTTCGATGATAATATGAAATTTTATACACAATATTTTGACGAAGCCGGTTCTGCGTTTGTATTAAGACCAGATCGATTAAGATACATTCCAGAATTTATTCCTATACCCAAACCTCAAGACCCGGCGCTTTCTTTTGGTAGCAGAACAACAAATCCATTAGGACCAACCGGCCCGAAAGAATTGGATATGAGTATTGTAACAGATAACGGCGTCGGCGGACAATGTCAGAAAATCGAAACAACTTCTTAATCTTATAGTGTAAATGCATTGGTTATTGTTGGTTATTATTGGTAATTATTTATAATAAAATCATAATACATCACTCGGTTTAGAAATATATCATATTGCGTATAATATATTTTTCTTCAAATATATTAGATTAGATGGTTAGTTGTAATAAAAATTTAACTTTTGAAGAAAAGGAATTAGAATTATTACGTAAATCAGTTGATAAAGCCGAAACAAAGCTAGGTAAAAAAATACAACAATCCAACAATATTATCAATATCGTTAAAATTCTGGAAGATTTCATGCGACGCAAAAAAGTAGTATGTTATGGTGGAACTGCTATCAATAATATTTTACCTGCATCTGATCAGTTTTATAACAAAGATGTAGAAATTCCAGACTATGATTTTTTTTCAATCAAGGCACTTGATCATTCCGTAGAATTAGCAGATATATATAAGAAACAAGGGTATAGTGAAGTTGAAGTTAGGTCAGGTGTTCATAAAGAAACCTATAAATTATTTGTTGATTTTATACCGATTGCGGATATAACTCAATTTGAGCCAAAAATATTCAAGATTTTATTGAAAAATTCTATTAGGAAAGACGGTATATATTATGCTCCTCCAGATTATCTTCGGTTGCAAACATATAATGAACTTTCGCGACCGGATGGCGATGTAACCCGATGGGAAAAGATATATAAACGTCTTATTTTATTAAATAAACATTATCCTTTTAAGGAAAATCCCAAATGCTCACAGGTTAATTTTATGAGAGATTTCACTGGAAATCCGGAATTAAATGAATCACTATACAACGTGGTGAGAGATTCAATGATCGATGAGGGGGTTGTTTTTATTGGCGGCTATGCAAGTAGTTTATATAGTCGTTATATGCCAGCAGAGCAAAAAAAACAGTTGCAACATGTGCCTGATTTTGATGTATTGGCCGAAGATCCGAAGACAGTCGCATATATTATCAAACACAAGTTAGAAGAAGCTGGATTTAAAAATGTAAAAGTAAATACAAAACCGCCTGTTGGCAATGAGGTTATTATGGTGCATTATGAGATTGTGGTAGACAATGATACATTGTGTTTTATATATAAACCATATGGGTGTTATAGTTATAATACTATACGAATTAATAATAAAACGGTGAAAGTTGCAACAATCGAAACAATGTTATTATTTTTACTCGCATTTCTTTATTCAGATAGGCCATATTATGATCATGAAAGAATAATTTGCATGGCACAATATTTAATCAACGTACAGGCGAAAAATCGTTTAGAGCAAAAAGGTTTATTAAAGCGATTTAATACCAATTGTTATGGTGATGAAAAAACAATTATTGAAATTCGAAGCGATAAAGCTGAAAAATATGAGAAATTAAAACACGATAAAAACTCAAAAGAATTTAACAAATATTTCTTTAAATATGTACCT